CTAAATGAGACCATCCATATTCACCGATGAGCTTGCTGCCGACATATGCAGGCGCCTATCACTAGGGGAGAGCGCTAGACAGATCTGCCGGGGTGACGACATGCCGGTGATGTCTACGTTAATGAAATGGTTGACAGAACCAGACAAAGTTACGTTTTCGGAGCAGTACGCGAGAGCCCGTGACTGTCAGGCTGACTTTTACGCCGATGAGATCATTGACATAGCTGATGAGCTTAGCGAAGGGGTAGACTCAAACACTATTAACATAGCCAAGCTGCGCATAGATAGCCGTAAGTGGAAGGTTGCTAGGATGTCGCCCCGCAAGTATGGAGACAAGCAGCAGATCGATCATACGAGCTCCGACGCATCATTTAAGCCTACAGTCATTAAGCTAGTAGCGGAGCCATTCCCTGATGATAGCGACTGATACCGCAGAGATCAGGTTACCTCCCAAGATAGTAGATGTATTCTCTGGCGAGGCGCGTTACAGGGGAGCATATGGAGGTAGAGGGTCAGGTAAGACCAGATCGTTTGCCCTGATGACAGCAGTCGCCGGGTATAAGCATGGAATGTCCGGCCTAAGCGGCCAGATACTCTGCGCACGAGAGCATCTCAACTCCCTAGATGAATCATCCCTAGAAGAAATCAAGTCGGCTATCAAGAGCGTTCCTTGGCTTCTAGCGTATTACGATATAGGCGAGAAGTTTGTCCGGTCTAAGGATGGGCGCATCAACTATGTGTTTGCAGGTCTGCGACGCAACCTAGACAGCATTAAGTCTAAGGCACGGATCATCATTGCTTGGGTAGATGAGGCTGAAGGTGTATCTGATGCTGCATGGCAGAAGCTCATTCCTACGGTCCGAGAAGATGACTCCGAGATCTGGGTCACTTGGAACCCTGAGACTAAGCATTCAGCTACTCACCGACGATTTCGTGCCAACCCTCCCCAGAGCAGCAAGATCTGCGAGATCAACTGGCAAGACAACCCTTACTTCCCCAAGGTACTAAACAACGAGCGCAAAGAAGATATGGAGCTGCGCCCGGATGACTATGGTCATGTCTGGGACGGCGAAATGAAGATCCATGCTGACGGCGCCTATTACGCTGTTGAGATGCGAGAAGCTAAGGCTGAGGGCCGAATAAGTAACGTGCCATACGACCGCGCTGTTGGCGTTGTAACGGCATGGGATTTAGGGATAGGTGATTCTACCTCTATCTGGTTTGCGCAGTTCGTAGGGGCTGAGGTTCGCCTTATAGACTATTACGAGAGCAGCGGTGTAGGTCTTGATCATTATGTCGCCATGCTGAACGCAAAAGGCTATGTATACGAAAGCCATGTATTGCCACACGATGTCCGGGTCAGGGAGTTGGGCTCAGGCAAGTCTAGGCTAGAGACTCTTGGAGCTTTGGGGGTGCGTCCCGTTACTATCGCGCCACAGCTAATGGTCGATGATGGCATTCAGGCCGTGCGCTCTATGATTCCCCGGTGCTGGTTTGACGAAGAGAAGTGCGAGAGAGGCATTGACGCCATCAGGCAGTATCGCCGGGACTATGACGACAAGGGCATGACTTGGAGAGGGCGACCGCTGCACGACTGGACCTCTCACTGCGCCGATGCGCTGCGTTATCTTGCTGTCGGATACAGGCCCACATCATCTAGCTGGGGTGAGCCATTACGCCGCAACCTGAAAGGCATTGTCTAGCCAATATGGTATAATCGAGGTTTTTGGGACACTAGGCTAACTCATGGCAATTGGAAAAATTAAAAAAGGTCTGAAGGGTTTAATGGACTTGCTAGACGAGCCCGTAATTGACCCTAGTCTTGTAAACCGGAAATACTCAAACCGCACCGCTGCGGTCCTAGAGGATTTTTACCGCCCTAATATTGCTAATGACGTCCGCACATTTGATCAGGCCCCATTTAAGCTTTCTCAATTAGAAGGTCGGGGGGTAATGTTTCCTGAGTCTGATGTGACGGCTTCTGGGTACGATTTAGTCGGGATTGGGAACAAGCCTTTAGCAAGGCCAGTTACGATGGAGACGGGTGTTGACCATATATTCTATGCGCCTGATAAAGCTCTATGGAAGAACGATGCCAGTGTTGCAAACAAGTATGTCAAAAGAGCCAAAGCAAGGCAGGCAGAGGTTGAGAAGCTAGGTAAGGATACCGGCGGTCAAGATGTTTTCCTTCTCCCTTACGAGGGCGGCCCTCAGTCTAGTGATTGGTGGACCGGAATCGGCAGGACCATGATTAATTACAACCTTGAGAATGCGCCTGCAAAATCCGTTTCTTTAATGGATGAATTTATTAAATCCAAAATACCTGACTGGCCGGGTGCGGATAGCCCAAACGCTGAGAAGATATGGAATGCAACAGGCGGCGGAACCCGAATGGAGGTTACTGCTGCGCTTGATAAAATGCGCCTAGAAGGTGGCTTAACTGAAGGTCAGGCTAGAGTAGCAACATCAAGACAAGATCGTCTAAACATACCTCACGGATCACTGCAAAATGTCGGCGTCTTAGATATTGATCGCGGATTCACGCCAAACCTTAGCCCGGACTACAACGCCTCGCTTCACGGTGAGGGCGTAGGGGTATTGCAAGAGCCCGTGACTGCCTATGATTTCTTATTGGACCGTACAACCGCAAGCGGCAAGCCACTGGCTCCCAGATCATTACAGTGGCAGGACACAAGCAAGATAGTCACTGAGCAAGACCTGCGCAGGATGCAAGACAAAGGAATAAACATAAATTCCCCTGCATCTGTCGGCGTACTAGGAGCTGCGGCTGCGGCTGCTGCTTTAGCCCCTGACGAAGTAGAGGCTGGTCCCGCTGGATTATTGCGCAATGTAATGCCAGCGCCACAAAGAATGTTTGACCCGGCAAATAAAGACTATAAGCCTTTCTTGAGCTCTTTTGGAGAGACTCCCGGTGGTAGATACTTGGAGATGGGGCCTGATGGCCCTGTTGATATTACAGGCCAATCCCCGGCGTCGGCTAACATATCAGTCGGCCCTGATGGCAAGCCTAAGTTTCAAGTTGCTGGAGAAGAGAGAAAAGGTACACCGCCCAATAAAGGTCGCAAGGTTAAAACCAACCTGTTTAAAAAGAAGGCAGGGTGGAAATGGAGTCAAGTTCCAGAAGGGTACGACCCAGAGCCAGCAGGAGACTTTCCTATCGTTTCTGTGCAGGATGGTAAGAAGCACTATTACACAGTAGACGCGCAATTCCCTGATGGAGTTGATCTGACAACATACCCAAACTCTGCGTCTGAGCCGAGACTTCGCCCCACTAGAAAAGGCTCAGTAGAGCTGGGCGATCAAATTGGTGAGATCGATGTCCGAGGCAAAAAGCATCCAGTCTATAGCCGCGCAGTAATACGTCAGGCAGCCCCTGTTGCCATGACTGGCATCTTAGGCGCCGGAATGAGTGATGAGTCAGATGCGTCGTTAGCTAAGTTAGCTGCAAGAGGATTAGAGCTTACGGACATGATTGACCCGAAGGACAGTCGGGTTGGAGAGTATTTTTTGTCTGAGCCAGATAGCACTAAAAGCATTGGCGTTTTAAGAACAGACAGCGCGGTAGACAGCGGGTTTGACGACGGATACATGGCTTCACAGCTTACGGAGATCGACCCAGAGTACCGCAGGCAAGGTTTGGCTGGTGAAATGTACGCTGCCGCAGAAGAGTTAAGCGGTAACAAGCTGGTCCCGTCTACTACATTGTCACCTGACGGCGCCGCAATGTGGAACTCCCGTGATCGCGGCCTGTTAGAGCAAGTGCAGCAGAAGATGGGTTCAGACAACTATTCAACCGTTGAAGATGTTTTAAATCCAGACGGCATGGGGCCTAGTGTTCAGCTTAAAGGCTTTGACCGCAAGTATGCGGCGCCAGCAGCAGGGCTGTTAGCTGCGTCAGAATATGCAGAGCCTAGAGAATACCGCGAAGCCCCAGTGGTCGAAGAGCAGTCATTTGGCGACATGATCCAAGAGTACGCCGACATGAACCAAAGAACCGAAGCGGCAGAAGATCAAAAGTTTGATGCCCTGATGAGAGAGGACACCCGGCTGCGAGAGATGGGCTCGGCTTCATTTGGAAAGTTATCGCCAGAGCTTGCTGCTTACCGTAGATCTCAAATACTACCGTTCGTAGGTGAGCTTGGCATGGGTGCACTTGGGGGTGCGGTAGATTCGCTAGACTTCCTGTCGCAAATTCCAAGCTCTATAGCGTCAATGAGGATGCCGGAAAGAACCCCTTTAAGGGATCGGCTAGGTGGTCTTCTAGACTACAGCTTCATGGATGAGCGAAATCAGAAGGCAATTGACGAGGCTCGCTTTATTGGAGGGCTATTAAGCCCCATTTAATGGTATAATCGGCTACCTTACTGGAGTCCATAATGGCAATTAGTACATACAGCGAGCTACAGTCGGCAATGGCTGACTTCTTAAATCGCTCAGACCTGTCGTCTATTATCCCGACATTTATCTCGTTGGGCGAGGCGAGGATGAACCGGGACATACGTCACTGGCAGATGGAGAACCGCGCTTCTACTACAATTGAGGGGCAATACCTATTAAAGCCGTATGACTGGGTCGAGACAATTCGATTCCATCTTACCGGGCAAGATACGTCGGTTATCTCCCTGCTTAGCTCCAGAGCTATGGCAGATAAGCGTCAGGCAGGGTCCAACATTGCAGGAAAGCCTGCTTATTACGCTCACTCTGAAAACCAGTTTGAGGTATTTCCAACCGCTGATGGCATTTATGCCGCTGAACTTCTTTATTACCAGAAGATCCCCGCATTAGCTGACGACGCAACCACCAACTGGTTACTGTCATCCTACCCAGACATCTATCTCTATGGATCGCTACTTAACTCTGCACCATACCTAGCCGAAGATGGCCGGGCTGAAGTGTGGGCGCGATTGTATGGCGAAGCTGTAGACAAACTTAACTTAACTTCCCAATCTGCCGCTTATTCTGGCGTTGGATTAACTACTAAAATACGAGGACTCGGATGAGCTTTTCAAACTTTCTAGAGACAGAAGTACTTGATCACGTTTTTGGCGCCGCTGCTTACACTGCGCCGTCAAGTTTGCACGTTGGTTTATACACTGCTACCCCTAACGATTCTGGCGGCGGCACAGAGCTGTCTGGATCAGCTTACGCTAGAGTAACTGCTACATTTACAACGTCTGGCGCCACTACGTCAAACAGCGGCGCACTTGAGTGGGCTACAGCTACTGGCGACTGGGGCACTGTTACGCATGTTGGCGTATTTGATGCCGCGACCTCTGGCAACCTGTTGACATATGGCGCACTAAGCTCATCGAAAGCTGTTGATACGGGCGATGTATTCCGCATCCCAGCAGGCGATCTCGACATTACGTTGAACTAATATGCTGTACGGCGAGTACAGGTACGGCTACTCTACATTCTCAGACGCTGCTTCCCCAATAGCTGGGGAGGCCGTGCTGTCTGCTGTTGCTACTACCACCATCATTGGTGGCTTAAAGCATGGCGGCGAACTTGAGATAACCGCAGTCGCTGCATTTTCGTCAGCAGGGCAGAAGATACATTTAGGCCGGGTAGAGCAAGAAAGCTTCCCGTCGGTTTATGGCGGTTATGTTTACGGGGCGGTGGACTATAGTGCCCCCAGACTTTCCTATCCAATCTCTCCGTTGTCATCGATGGCCGCTGCTGGGATCAACGTCTTTCAGCGATCTGCGGCACTAAGCGCTGCATCTTCTCAGGCTGCATCGGGCAACATTACTGCGGCAGGCGGATCTACATTCTCGGCAGTCTCAGCTACTGTGGCGAATGGCCAATTATCGGTAAACGCTATCGGCAATGTTACAGCCAGTAGCAGTGCATTGATGTCTGGAAACATTACAGCCCGAGGTGTAACGGTTATGCCGGGTGTTGCAACTCTCAGTATTGACGGCACGTTGCTTTGGGTTGATATCCTGCCTGCCAGCAACACATGGGTAGACGCTGCATAAGCAGCACGAATATGGTCGTTATGGCCAACAACTAAACTTTACGGAGGCCGCTTAAATGGCTGATACAACTACAACGACTTACGCACTTGTAAAGCCAGAGGTCGGCGCGTCCGCTGACACTTGGGGAACCAAGTTAAACACTAACCTAGATAACATCGACAACTTGCTCGACGGTACAACTGCCGTAGCAAATATGGACCTAAACACTCCAGACATCGATAACGGAACAATTGATGGATCAGCTATCAACAGCGCAATAATCGGTGGCACAACTGCTGCTGCGATTACAGGCACTGTTGTGGTGGCTAACACCTCTGTCAGTATCGCTGGTGATGGCGCAACCGTTACCGGGATAAAAGACGAAGACGATATGTCGTCTAACTCTGCCACTAAGCTGGCGACCCAGCAGTCAATCAAAGCCTATGTTGATACAGCGGTCACTGGCGTTAAGAAGGTAGGCGTAGAAACTATCTACGTTCCTGCGGCTGCAATGTACCCACAAACAACTAACGGCTGTGCAGATTTAGAGCAAGTAGAGATGACTGCTGGCAAGCCAGAACTCAAGTGTTTGGACTTTGCGGCAGACGCAGATGACCACGCTCAGTTTACTATTGCGTTTCCTAAGAGCTGGAACGAAGGAACAGTCACTTTTCAAGCCTTCTTTACTGTGTCGGGAACAAACACTGGCACAGTAGCGTGGGGTCTCAAGGCTGCGGGCGTGGGTGACGGTAATAATATTAACAATGGATTTGATTCTGATCACGGAGTGGTTGCCACAGCTAAAGCGCACGAAGGAACCTCTGGTCATCTGAATTTAACAGCAGAATCTGGCGCAATGACTGTTAATGGAGCAGGCGAAAACCGTATGACTTTCTTTCAAGTCTTGCGAGATGTATCAGCAGACACACAGACAGGCGCTGCGCGTTTGTTAGGCATCAAGCTGTTCTTCACCACTAATGCTGCGAATGACGCATAAGGAGTAACTGATGAGTGGATTTGGTTACAATATAAATGGCTTTGGTGTTGGCGGTAGCGGCCCTGTCGAATATGGCATCAACCTTCTAGTGATGGGAGCGGGAGCGGCAGGAGGCCGAGCTCAAGCTGGCGGTGGTGGTGGCGCCGGCCAATTTAAGGCAGTTGATGAAACAATAATTAATGACGGCACTTCCTACACCATAACCATTGGTGCTGGAGGCGCGCCTGCGGGCTCTGTAACTTATGGCGGCAATGGGGGTAGTAGCGTTTTTCAGGGTGGTTTAGTCACAACTCAAACATCTGTAGGCGGTGGCGGCGGCGGTGGCTCTGACCAAAATCAAGTTAATTCAAGTTTTAATGGTCAGGCCACAGATGCCTCTGGCGGCGGCGGTGGCGCAAAATATGGCCCATCGACAGGTGGCTCTGGCGGTAACTCTAGCGTTGGATTTGATGGGGGAAATAGCCACTTCGCTACTTACGGGGCTTGTAGCGGTGGCGGTGGGGCCGGTGCCGGAGAGGATGGAGATGACGCGCCGACTTATGTTAGGGGTGGTAACGGTGGCGATGGTGCTGCGTGGGTAAGCGGGACTTACTACGGAGGCGGCGGCGGTGGCTCTAACTACAGTCGAGGTTTATACCCCCCTCAAGGCTATAGAGGCAATGGAGGTAGCGGAGGCGGTGGTAGAGGCGGTTATTACCGATACGGTGCCAATAAGGTTAATCCCGTAAACGGGTCAACAAACACTGGTGGTGGTGGTGGTGGTGGTGTTAACACCGACTCATCCAGTGTGGCGGCAGGTGGTTCGGGGGTAGTTATTTTGCGTTACGCAGGCGGGCAAATAGGCAGTGGAGGGACTGTTACATCTGCTGGCGGCTACACCTACCACACATTCACTTCTTCAGGGACGTATACAGCATGAGCCATTTTGCAAAAGTAGTAGACGGTTCGGTAACAGAGGTTATTGTTGCTGAACAAGACTTTATTGATAATCACTGTGAAGGCACATGGGTTCAAACGTCCTACAACACACGAGGCGGCGTTCATTTAAACAATGAAACCCCGCTTCGCAAAAACTATGCAGGCATTGGCGACACATACGATGCAGAGCGCGATGCCTTCTACGCTCCACAGCCCTACGCAAGCTGGACACTAAACGATGACACATGTGTTTGGGAAGCTCCAACGGCTTACCCAGATGACGGTAAGATTTACAACTGGGATGAAGACACAACTTCATGGGTTGAGGTCGAGTAAATGATTGCTGAAATAACTCTTGTAGTTGGCGCCTTAAAGACTCTGAACGCGGGGATTAAAACCGTCAAAGAGTCAGGTGGCCACCTGTCTGATCTTAAAGGGTTATTTTCTACAATCACAGAATCAAAAGTTGCTGTCGAGACTATCGAAGAGGCTACCAAAGCTGGTGACCATGTTCTGACTCAGGCTGAGGCGCTTGATTTGGCAT